CTAATATGATAGCACGAACTGAAGTAATGAGTGCGAGTGCTCAGGGAGCATTAGAGGGATATAAAGAGTCGGGGATAGTTAAGCAGGTCAAGTTCTACACTGCTGAAGATGAAAGAACCTGTGACGCTTGTATGAACTTTCACGATGAGGTATTTGATATAGGACAAGAGATACCAATTCCTTTACATCCAAATTGTAGGTGTGTGTGGATACCCGTTACTGATTAGGAGTTCTTATGGCAGACTCAACATTCTTTAAGACTCCATTGTGTGAGTTTTCCAACGCCAATGTAACTGTTTATATGGTTGACGGCTCTACTATCCGTGACCCTAAGACACAACCGTACTATCAGGACTTTACTGAGGGCGGTAATGATATGGCTTATGACGGCAAAAGAACTGATTTCAAAATTCCACCCGGTGAAGTCTGGATTGATTTAGACGTAGCCCCCACAGAGGTACGTTGTACTATCCTGCATGAACTAACTGAAAGACGGGTGATGATAAATGACTCGCTTGATTATGACAATGCCCATGAGACAGCCAACAAGGCAGAGAAGTATGCACGTCTTCATAGAGACCAATTAAATGATTTATGTTTAACCGAGTTATCACTTGCTCCCGCATATAGAGAGCAAATACCCATATTGGAGGAATCAATGAATACAGCGGAACTTAAGGCACTCGTCAAAGAGGCAATACGTAAAACCTTATCGGTAACAGTAGAGCCGATTACAGATGGTAGTCGAGTCATTATCTTTGATGCTTCTAATGAGACAAAGGATAGAGACGGAGAAGTTATTAAAGCCTCAGCATGGGATTTGACTAACTATCTCAAGAATCCCGTTGTTCAGTGGGCACACAAGTATGATGAACCGCCTGTTGGTAAGTCTCCCGGTATTAATGTCTCAAATGGCGTATTGAAGTTGCCCGTTGAGTTTCCCCCCGAAGGTGCCTATGAATTTGCTGATATTATTTATAGACTAGCGAAGGGTGGGTTTATATCTGCTGTATCAGTTGGGTTCATTCCTAAAGAGTTTACAAGGGGACAGAAAGAAGGCGACCCGTCAAGGACTTATACAAAGGTAGAACTACTGGAAGTCTCTATCGTACCAGTTCCAAGTAACCCTGATGCTATTGTAAGTGCCAGAGACGCCGGGGTAATCACGGCTAAACAGTTTGATATGCTGTCTCCTCCATTGGATATACAATCATTTGTTAGAAGTCACCCTAAATCAGTCAGCCAAGAAGAGATAAAAGATGAATTAGATTATTGTCTCTCTCTTATCAGCGGTGAACTCAATGAAGAGAACAAAAGTATTATTAAAAATATGGGAATAGAAATAAAGCGCATTACGGGTGGCGACATACCTGTTTCAAATAAAGCCTATGGAGATATTATCTTCGCCTTAGACGAACATCACAAGGCTCACAACAAAGTTTACAAAGACTGTAAAGACGCCTTATCTTCTATCGTTCAGGCGTGTAATGACAGTAAATCCGAAGTTGAACCAGAGAAAAAACCGGGGGTCATTGATATGGACATTCTCACATCTACAATCGAACACACTATGAAAGAATATTGGAGGAAATCTAATGGAACTTGATTCTAAACAATTAGAGCAAATCGCTCAAACCGTTACTGCTGTGATGGATAAGAAAATGGCAGAAGAAAAGGTCGATAGGAAGTTTACACCCGGAGCGGGCGTAGACCACAAGGTTGAAGTCACCAAAGACGAATCAGATAAACCATTCGCTAATCTCGGCGAATATCTACAAGCTGTCAGCAAAGCAGGCAGTGCAGGTGCTTATATTAGAGAACCACGTCTCAAGAGATGTATTGATAATGCGCTTGACCCTGTTACTAAAGCCCCTACAGGCGCCGGTGAGACCGTACCTTCTGATGGTGCATTCTTAGTCGCTCAGGAGTTTATCCCTAATCTAATCAACCGTGTCTGGAATACTGGTGTAGTCATTTCAAAGTGTAAGAAACAACCAGTTGGCCCTAATTTTAATGGGTTTAAGATTCCAGCAATAGATGAAACAAGTCGTGCTAACGGTAGTCGCTGGGGCGGTGTGCAGGCCTACTGGGGAGCTGAGGCTTCTTCAATCACGTCTTCAAAACCGAAATTCCGCCAGATTAGCGTAGAACTCCAGAAACTATTTGGATTACTTTACGTTACTGACGAACTCTTGGAAGATAGTGTTGCCCTTGAGGGATATGCTAATCAGTGGTTTCCTATGGAGTTTGGGTTTAAGTTAGATGATGCCGTTATCAATGGTGATGGTGCTGGCAAGCCGTTGGGAATTATGAACTCACCAGCTCGCTATGCCGTTACTAAAGAAACCAATCAGACCGCTGCAACAGTGGTCACAAATAATATTCTCAAGATGTTCCAACACTTCTATGCTCCTAGTGGCGGTGGTGTTTGGTATATCAATCAGGAACTACTGCCATCCTTGCATACACTCACTATCCCGATTGGTACTGCAGGAGCCTTGGCCAATCTTTATACCTTACCCGGCCCGAATGTTATTCCTGCTTCACCTTATGGTTCAATGCTTAATAAACCTGTTATACCGATTGAGCAATGTCAGGCGTTAGGAACTGAGGGCGACATTCTCTTGGTAGACCTTGACCAGTACATTATAGGCGATAAGGGTGGAGTGAATGCGGCTTCATCTATTCATGTAGCCTTCACGACTGACCAGACAGCCTTCAGATGGATTTATAGGGTCAACGGCGAACCTATCTGGCACTCCTATGTAACACCTTTCAAGGGCACCAACTATCTCAGCCCCTACGTTTCACTAGCGACCCGTTCATAAAATAAAATAAGCGAACTCGGTTTAGAGACCGATAAGCTAGGAGTCAAATATGTGGCTTACAACTGAAGACTTAAACTTCGTAACTGCACTACAGCCTGCGGATTATAATGCTGTGACAACTGCCTTCCCTTGTCTTATAGTGGATGTTGCCAAATATCAATCAATGGTAGCAATTATCCACTTAGGGGCAATGACTTCCTGTTGCCACGCTTATGTTAATGCAGGTACTACTCAAACAGCAATCACTACGGCAGCTGTTGGCACAACTGGTACACTATTCCCCTTCCATTTCCGATTAGGAGCTACTACAGGGAGTGCGACAGCAATGTATGCCTCTACTGCCGACCTTTTGGGGACTAGGGACTATTCCGCATCGGGCGGAAAGGTCGCCTACGATTCAACCGCATCATACGCTTCAACCGGGCTGGGAATTTACCTTGCGACAACTCAAGCCAACTCTAATGTCTATATTGAGATAAAGAGTGACGACTTGCCCGTAGGATACCCTTACTATGCCGTCTCAGTAAGTACACCAGCACAAAGTGAAATCTTCGGTGTATCTTATGTCATGAGACCCAGATACCCTCAGAATGTGATGATGCCTTCTGCAACATAAAATAAAATACCGAACTTGTCTTAGAGGACAATAAGGTGGAGGAAATCTATGTGGTATACAACCGATGAGTTTAATTTTATTCCCGGACTGCAACCGTTCAACTATGAAACGGCATTAGCCTTGGGTAGTTCACCATTCCCCTGTCGTAGGGTTAATATGGGTAAATACGGCTCAATGCTGGCCATTGTGTCACTTAATAACCCATCAACTCAAGTTATATGGGTGAATAGCTACTCAACTGGTACGCCGGGTGGAGCGGGTTCAGGAACAACTTATCCCTTAGTGACTGGTAATTACCGTTATAGCACGGCAACTGTCAGTACAAATCTAACAGGTTCCGGCAGTGAAGTCTTAAGTGCCAGAACTGCCCTACCTACTACAGGTATAGCCATTACGGCTGCCACGACCTCACTCATAAATTACTACATTGAGGTTAAGAGTGACGACCTGATAGACGGTTATCCCTATGTAGCCGTAGCAATCAGCACATCTGCCGGTTGTTCAACCTGTGGAATCTGCGTTAATTATGTCATGAAACCTCGTTATCCTCAGAAAGACATGATGACGGCT